ATTTATACCACATCTCTAAAGATTCACCATATGCTATGCCAATTTCAAGTAAGTTAGGTATTTTATTTCTATAAGGTGTAAGTAATCTTTCATATGAATCAATATATGAGTGGGCTGTTCCCTTATCTCCATGTCCCCCATGAGGGTTTGGGTCAGAATGTTCTAAGTAGATTTCGTTTAAGGTTTTCATAATGTGTTATAATAGTTATTTTGTTTTTCTTGGCGTTCAATATCTTTTGGGTGGTATAGAGCTAATTCTTCTTGAGAAGGTAGTGAAGCATAAGATTTATGACCAGATAATACTTCGTGGACCTTATTTTTCCATTCAATTTCTGGTTTGTTTTTCCAAATACGCCATTGGTAATCAGGCCAATTTACCCACCCTTTATCATTAACATTCCATCTCCATAAATTAATATGTTCTTGTGTTAGCCCTTCTACTGTATTTACTCTAGGAACTAAATATACTTCATTATCAGGATTAGATTCTAATATAGCTGGTAGGTTTTTTACTAGTGCAAGGTTTGGTAATTCATCAGCATCAATTTGGAATATATAATCTCCTTTACACTCCTTAGTTAATTGGTTTTTCCAATTTGCAAAATGCCCATCAAACTTACCTGAATGAAATTGTATTGTTGGGTTTTTTAGTAGGTTGCTTTTTATGATTGGATCTCCGTTAGTTTCGTCATACAGTACCACTACCTCATCCTGTTCTCTTTTATGAGTGTTTAGGAATGAGAGTAGCTTTTGTATTTCAAGGATCTCATTACATACTGTAATTGCATAACTTATTTTCATATTTAAGCTTCTGGATTTTGTGGTAATGCTCCAATATAATCAAGGGCTTCTATAAAATCACGTTCTTTAAAAGATTTTGCTGATTTCATATCTGGTTTATAATCAAGTTTATTACCCATTTTGTCTTCTAAGGGTTCATCTAATTTTACAGCTTTAACTGCTACCCATTCCCATTCTTCTGGGTTTGCCCCACTAGCATATATCATTCCTAATTCTGGAACATTTACATTAGTAGGTAGCCAAATTAAATCGGTTTTGAGGTCTAACCAAGCTAAAGCTTTATATAACTCTGGGAGTATTTCCATTTGTTCATTATAGAAGTCAGAATCCACCTTTAATAAAGTATTGGACCAAAAACCACATGATAAACTCATATATTGCGTTATATCTGCGCTTACTTCAATTTTGTAACATAAGTCACCGCCCGATTTAGGACATTCAATTATTTCGTCGTATTGCATGTTTTATAATTTAGGTGTTTGTAAGTTAGGTAAAGTTAATTCTACTTTTTTTGCAAATTCTGGTATGTTATGTTTTAAAATAGTATTAACTAGTTTACTCATACTACCATAATCAAATTGTGTTTTAATTTTATGTCCTTGCTTTTTACCTCCTACAATATATTTTTTATAATTTTTAAATACATCATTAAGAACTCTTGTAGTAGTAGGTCCATCTACTTGGAACCACTGTGATTCTGCTTTTAACCATTGATTAGCGGCAGAGGCATCTACTTTTTCTAAAGTTCCTGGTAATAATGTTGAAAATTTAGGGTCGATAAAATCTGTATGTCCTGACCAATTAGTAGTAATCATTGGTTTTTTAGATAAACAAAATTCGGCTAATGGTCTTCCATATCCTTCCCCTTTAGTTAAACTAACCATAGCTTTGACTTTAGGGTGATTATAAAGCTCATTCATATCTTGGTCTGATAGAGCTCCATTTAATATATAAATATTAGGTAAGTTTTTAACCCCCTTAAAATATAATTTTTTAATTTTGAGAATTTTAGATAATAATTCTTCCCTACTCATATAACTATTCCTCCCAGTTGATGATTTTAAAATTAAAGCAGGTGGGGATTTAGTACCTTTGAATGTATCAAAGAAATATTTTACTAGTAACCCAACATTTTTTCTATCATGACCCAGATTTCCATTCATCCAATGCCCCACAAACAGAAAACAAAATGATTCTGAGATGGAAGTCAAATCTAATGACACTTCATTATTTGGTAAAAATTTATAAACATCTAAATTTACCCCCTCTAATATAACATGCATTGGTTTTTCTATTTCTATTGTACCAATAATTTGTTGGGTTTGCTTATCCCTTTTTTCAAACTTAGTAACAGCAAATACATTTTTAGAATGTTGGGATGACACCCAATTCATATCCATTCTATTTAACCCCTCTATCCATGTAGAGTCACATAAATTACTTTCAATTCCAGCAGTACACCCAATATTATATGTACCCACAGGGGAAAATTCACTTGGAATTGTAATCTGCATCCAAATGTCTGGTTTGTTATCTATTTTTATTACTTTATGGTCTAATAAGAATTTCCATTCTTCATGGCTTTCACAGAAACCAAAGGGGGTATCTCCCCATCTTTGGGATAACAACTTTACATCGTATTTTTCGGTTTCAATGATTGCCTTGACTATATCTCGAGATCTACCTCCATACCCACTATAAGTATCAAATGGACAACTTATTATAAAAATTGGTTTATTCATTAATATGTGATTTTATGATTTAAAAATTTTCCTTTATGTTCCGTTGCATTTACTATTTCAAATGTTTCCCTTGGTTCCCATTTCTCAAATAACTCATCAAATGCCTCTATTACTCTTTGTGCTTGATGGGTTGTTGTAAACCCTGCTTCATCACTAATAGCCCATTCTCTACCCTTTACTCCTCTTGATCTACGTTCTTCATCACTTAAAGAATATAGTTCTTTTATTCTATCACAAGCATCTTCCCATGCACATCTGTCGTCATAGATATAAGGTGTAGGAGGTGAGCCTTGTATTGATCTTGAAGTAGGATAAACCGGGAATGCCCATTCACCATGTTCTTTAAATGTACCTCTATGATTAGAAGGAATATCAGCATCGGGTTCAAACCATTTACCTTTACTATCAACAAACCTCATTTGGTCTTGCATACCACCTGTAGTATTAGCTATAATAGGGGTTCCTGTTAACATTGCCTCAGTAATAGTTAACCCCCAACCTTCATTTGATGTTAAAAGAATTTGACAATCGGCTAAGTTATATAAATAGTTTAATTCTTTACGTGATAGCTTTTTATGAGAAAAAACAATACATTCTTCATAATCCTCACCAAATAAGTATTCTGCTACTTTACCTAAATCAGTACCGTGGTCTGTTATTAATTCTGTATGTAATAATAACCTACATTTTAATGCTTTTTCTCTTGGTAATGAATCTAAAAATGACCTAAATGCCATCATAGTATCTGGAATTGCTTTTCTACGAATATTTCTTGAATTAAAAAATACTGTAAAATCTATATCATTACTTCCTAATACTGATTTTTGGAATGTCTTAAAACCCACATCACTTCTTTCGGTAGTCGACATAGGATAGAATTCTTTTTCATTTAAACCATGAGGGACATACTTAAATACCCTTTTACTATTGTCACAATCTTTTAAAACTAATTTATTAATATTAACGGTTTGTTTTGATATACCCATTAATAAATCACATGCTTCGTAGTAAGGTTGGTTATATCTAGGAGCTGGGTAATCATCCCAAATGTTTAAGTAAGTTATAGGTGCTAATTTCCTTAATTGGTCCTCCATATTAAATATATGTTGAAAGTACCTTGGGTCTGTAATTAACATAATCGCATCTGGTTTTTCCAACTGAAATATATTATTTATTTCTTGAGCTGTACCATATCCATTTACTGCGTAAATAAATACAGATGAATCATCTATATTAGAATGTTCATTGGTAGATGCAGAAATGTCTAATCTTTTACCCGATTCTGGGTGTTTAATAGCTCCTCCTACATTTACCCAATTAAAATGATGTGATGTACCACATACTATTTCTTTTGCTACAGTTGCAACTCCTGAGTGTACCCTGATGTCATCACAGATTAACATGATTTTCTTCCTTTTGTCTTTAGGAAGATGTTTAAAACTTTTATTCATATTTTTATTTATTTATAACTCTAAATTAGATTGGTTAGTAATTTGTTTACGAAAATCTTCATCCGTAAGGTACAAAAATAAAGCGCGATCCGCAAGTTTTTGGAAAGAAAACTTACGCCTAACACATTCTATCTTAAAATTTTCAAATAAATCACTTTTTACTTTTACACTAGTTAGTGTCATTTTTTTTGCATTTGCCATAATTTTTATTTTTAATAACGTTGTTTATATAATATAAATATATATAGATTATTTGAAATGTGCCCCTGCACCACAGTTTTCTTTATCTTCACTATAGGGACAGAAGTTACAATTCCATTTTGAGGGTGATTTAGGATAATCTGTATCTTTTATTTGGCCATTAGAGTTAAAACATTCGTTTATAAAACTATTAATAGCATTTTTTGCTCTACCTAATTTAATTTTACCACTTGGTGGGGAAAATGTTTGCACTCTATAAGCTTGATGAGGTGACATTAAGTTTTCATCATCCCAATCTAATACTTTTCTTTTTAAGATAAAAAATTCAATTTCAATTTTTTCAAGGGGGATATTATATTGTTCTGAAAAATATTGTTTATATAATAATAATTGAAATTGTTTGTCTTCATTCTTTTTATCTTGGTCTCTCCAACCCCTAGTACTGGTTTTAATGTCGATTATCTTAAATGTATCTGTTGCTTCATGGTATGTGACAACATCAAGATACCCCATATATAATACGTTACTATACATTTTATTTGGTGCAATTACAATTGGTATTTCACAACCAACTAAATATGTGCCTTTTTTACTAAAATAAGCACTACGTTTTTTCTTAAACCAGTTTAGAATACCAATAC